AAGCAGGTTTCTGGACAAATACCCTAAGCTATTCAAATTACAACTTAATTGATGATCCTCTACTGCCAGATCAGGAATGTGATGATGTTGTATCATCTGTAAACTACCTATATCAAAACTTACAGAATGTAATCAATTCTTCTCCAGTAACTAGAACTACACCAGATTATATTGATGGACAGACTAAGGTATTTGATCTATACTGGGAGAATGGAGACCCCGCTATTACGGAAGAAGATGAAGATCTATTCTTAACAATTAATGCCGTATTACAGAAACCAAAATATAATGAATTCTATCCAGGTCCAGATGCATACTATATCGATAGAACTGTTATTCCTAACCAAATTGTGTTTGATGTAGCTCCAATATGGGATCAAGATTTTGGAGCAAAAAATATTGGAGAACCAACTGCAGTAGAAAAAGTTGTTGGTGTTGGAATCGGTAATTATAAGCGTTTGACTATTGATTACGACTTAGTTGATGGAATAAGAAGTGGTCCATTCTTAATTCTTGATCTAGAAGATTTGACAGTAGAAAACATCGAAGAACCAGACTATATGTTTGTGTTTGTAGACGGTGTTCTGCAGAGAGAAAATTATTCTTATACTGTTTCTGGTCCAAACATTTACTTTACAGTTCCATTAGTAGAACAGAATAAAGTGGATATTAGATATCTCTATGGAAGAGATATCGGTCAGATATTAAGAATCTATGATTTCGATGTTGATGGTTTCTATGCAAAATCTAAAGTTACTGTTGAAGTAACTTCTGGTTTAGAAGATTTAATGAGATTTAATTGGACTGGAGGAGACTTCCGAGGAGCAATTCAAGCATTCCAATTTAATCCAGATGGAACATTTAATATGATTGGTAATGCCACTGGGTTTGAAACCGATGAAAACATATTGACATTTAATTGTGTAGGTAATAAGAGTGAAATACTACCTGGAGTAGATATGCATTTTGCTCTATCTGGAAAGTATACAACTATTAATACTTCTATTTCTATTACCGATGGATTTATTGAATATGAAAAAGATGAAGATGATAGAACAATCCTAGAAGATAATAATTCTTGGAAAGGAACTTTCTTCAAGTGGTGGTATAAAAATCCATTTGTGAATATTTCGAATGGAGATCTGATTAAAGTAGAAGGTCAAGATAAATTCAGAAGAATTAAAGAAATATCAAGAAAGGCAACTACCAAAGAAGAAAGACCACAGCATCAAGTATCGAATAGTTTCTATTCAACAGTAGAAATTGAAAGATATAATGGAATCAGTAGAGGAGAAGGTCTCAGCGTCGTAGCTATTATTGAAAATGGTGTTGTTGTTGGATTGGAGTGGAATCAGCGTAATTATAATCCAATTACACAACCAACTGCATATCAATATTTCACGCCACCAGTACTACACTTCATACCAAAAGATGGTAATGGTGGTGGAGCCAGAGCAAATGTTCTTGTAAGTAAAGGACAAGTTATTAGTGTCGATCTTTTAGATGGTGGATCTGGATATACAGAAGCGCCTCAAGTTATTGTTGCCAGAAGATACGATGTAATTGATGACAGAGATATTGGTGTTTCTGTTATTAATGCTGGATTGAACTTGGAAATCAACCAATTTAGTATGGTTTCCAGTTCAACTATTTCTGTTTTAGGAAGTCAAGTTCCGCAAATTAATACATTTACATCAATTATATTTGATAGTCCTGTTGATTCTGATAGAGTAATTACATCCATAGTTCAACTAGTTCGTGAAAATAATAATCTTGAACTAGTCGAAAGAGAATTTATCGGAACGACAAGACCAGAGTTAGATGAGATACAAGTACTCGATGTTTTCCCACAAACATCAGAATATCTAAGTATTATTTCTGGAAGAGTTGAAGATGTAATTTCTAATTCTATTGTAACAACTGGAAGACAAATTACTACAACTATAAGTCATGAAATTGATAATACCGCATTAAGTAATATTAATTACTATGGTATTGGTGCATATCTTGATGTCAATCTGGATATTCTTGACAATATCGTATACATTCCAGACACCAGCAAGTTCAAAACAAATGGTTATTTACTGATTGGAAACGAAGTTGTAAGATATTACAGAAAGCTTTCTGATCGTTTCTTGAACGTTCAGAGAGGACAAAATAATACAACTGCCCAATTCTGGCCAGCAGGAACGTTCTTACGTCAACTTCCAGATCCAATATCATCCGTATTTGGTGGTGTCAGCATCATCGAATCTGAAAGTCAAACTGTTTCTATGACTGTTGGAGCAGCGGATACTGTAGTTTCTGAAAAGCAAAAGAAAATACAAATCCTAACAAATGCTTCTATAACAACGGTTTCCAAAGATATTGTATCAGTTGTTCAGAATTTATTAAATATAGATTCTATATCTAATGTTAATACTAAAATTAACCATAAGATAGAAGTTCCATTTGATATCACACCATCTGTAACTTTAACTACTTCTATTTCTGAAGTATTATCTCAGATACAAATAATAGAATCTGATATTACAATCAGAAAAGAATCACTAGAATTGTTATTAATTCCACCTGGATCTGGTGCTGTTGATGGATATCAAGAAAGCGTCTATATTACAGACCCTGTAACTACAAGATTAAATGGTCAAGTAGATTTGAATAATGATTATGGAGTTGTTAAGAGAAACTTATCTGTTATTTACGTTTCCAACAGAGTATTTGGAAATGATATTGAATATGTTGGAACGTATGAAAGAACTAGTGTTGGTCCAACGATAGAAAACTTTAAGTTCCTACCAAACGATGATGGATCGGCAAATGTTTCTGGTCTTTCTCTGCAAGATTTCTCATTCTACTATCCTTCCTTTACATTCAGAGATCTTGAAGAAAGAGGAAAATCTAGTTATACTCTTTCTGGTGATTATTTTAATCTTGCAAATTGTTCCATTCAAGATCCAGTAGCAATTAGTTCTTCTTCTGGTAATATTAGTTCTACTATTAGTGTTCAAAACATCAATCAACTAAATAACTGCATAAATATAAATAACTCAGGCACAAATTACGTCGGAACGAGAAACAAATGGCTGCTATTATCTCTGATAAATTTAGAATTTTTAATGCGAAGCAATTCCTGGAATCGCTAACTGAGGGTGCTACCGATACTAGCGCCGAACGTTCAAGAATGTATTTCTTCGTGGGTCGTCCACAAGCATGGAAAGCATACTTAGAAGTATATTCAAAAGGAGCAACTGACTTTACAGTTGGCAACGAAGTATTTGTTGGAACTTATGGTTCTACAGCATTCCGCGCTACTGTTGCCGAAGTTTATGATGGTGCCCTCCTCCTAACCGACGTTTTTGGAAGCAACGGAATTAATTCAGTTCCTCCAACTGGAAGTACACTTTTAGAAACAGCAAACGGTGGTTCAACTACAACTGCCGCTACTGCAAAAACTGGAGTATATCGTTACGCTACTGAGGACATTCCACCACTTCCTCTAGATAATCAAACAGAAAAACTAAGCGTTTACGACGAAATTATTGCTGCTAAGAGAATTACCGATTCTTATGCAAGAACAGTTATTCGTCGTTACAACTGGGATCTAGTTGCAAATCCCAAGTTCGACATGTGGAAGCCCGACTACTCTGCCACTCCAGGTGGCGGTGGTCAAATTGGCAAGCAAACAGCAACTGGTCAAGAAAGCATCGCTAATGCTAAGTTCTATGTTATGAACTCAGATTACGAAGTTTTCAAGTGCCTCTATAACGGACAAACTCCTTCAAATGCTTCTGGTCAGAATGCTACCGAAGAACCAAGAACTCAGGGTGGTAACTTTGATAATGCAACTGGTCTCTATACAGAAACAACTGGAGCTGGTTACATTTGGAAATATATGTACACCATCCCAACCGATGATGTTCTGAAGTTCCTTTCTTCTGACTTCATGCCTATTGTTCTTCCTTCTAACCTGTCAAGAACAAACGTTGAGGCACTTGCGGTTTCAGGAGCAATCGATGTAGTTCTAATTGAAGATGCTGGCGAAGATCTGCCTGCTTCACAAACTCTCTACACATCCATCAAAGGTGATGGAACTGGTGGTAAGATTAAGTTTACTACAGATGCAAACGGATCTATTACTTCTGCAGAAATTGTTGCTCGTGGATCTGGTTACACCTATGCCAACGTTCTTCTAGGAAATGGTAACCTCTTCAGCAACGTTGGTCTAACAACTGGTGTTGCAACTCCTGCTGGTGCTACTGGAGCACTTGAAGTAGTTCTTCCTCCAGAAGGAGGACATGGTTCCGATCACGAACTAGAGCTTAATGGCAAGCGTATTATGACGAATATTCGTCTAACATATGCAGAAGGTTCTGGTGATTTCCCTGTTGACAACGACTTCCGTAGAATTGGCATCATTAAGGATCCATACAACTATGGCACAACCACATTTGCTACTGCAGATACGTTAACTGGACTAAAAGCAGTAAAGATCAGCGGTGCTACTGCTGACTTTATTCCAGATGAAACTATTTCACAAACAGTAACTGGTGGTACAGCATATGGTACTGTTGTTTCATGGACTCTAGATTCAGGTTCAACCACAAACGGAGTACTTAAGTATATCCAAACTACAGATCTACACACCGATAATGGTGTTGTAAGAGCATTTGAAAGCAACGGATCTAATGCTATTTCGGGTGGTCTATCGTTTGCTTCAGGAAATGTTGCAACTTCATATGCAGGTCAACTTCTAGGTTCAACCTTTGTTGCTGGTTTAGCAAATACAGAAATTGCAAATAATTCTGGCGATATCATTTACCTAGAAAACCGTCGTCTAATTACTCGCGCACCAGACCAGATTGAAGATATCAAACTCGTAATTGAGTTCTGATTCAAACTCAATATTTTGCAAAATCCCCTCAGATATCTGAGGGGATTTTTTTTATTTCGACTAAATACTAGGGACTAGATACTAGTGTTTGGCGAAGTACGATGCCTCAGAAGACTAACCTTAATGTAAATCCTTATTACGAGGACTTTGACGCGAATAAGAATTTTTATAAGATTCTATTCCGTCCAGGTTACTCTATCCAGAGTAGAGAATTAACTCAACTACAATCGATTCTCCAGAATCAAGTTGAAAGCTTTGGAAAATACGCTTTCAAGCAGGGAGATCTTGTAGTTCCTGGAGAAGTTGGTCTAAACACTAAACTAGATTATGTTAAGTTGTCTTCTGTTTCTGAAGTAGCAGTAAATGAGAATAACGATATCGTATATAAGAAATATGATATTTCTCAGTTAGATGGATTAAAACTAAGAGGTCTTAGTTCTGGAGTTGTTGCAACAGTCCTTGCTACTAAGGTCGCTACTGATTCTTCTGCAGATACTTTGTATGTAAATTATTTAACTAGTGGAGATTCAAACACGGAAACTCAATTCCGACAAGGAGAAACACTAGAAGTAATTGATGGCGTCAATACTCCATTAATGGTGGTTGGAACTGACGGAAGTGTTCTGCCAACTAGTATCAGAGTAGAAAATCCAGATACTGGAGAATTTGTTTCTCTAGATAGTCCAGCTATGGGTTATGCTTCTGCCGTAAAGGTAGAAGAAGGTATCTATTTTGTTAATGGTTATTTTGTCAGAAATAATGCCGAGTTACTAGTTATTGATTCATATTATGATAATCCATCTGCAAAGGTTGGATTTAATATTAAAGAAGAAATCATTACTCCAGAAGAAGATGCCAGTTTATATGACAATTCAATTGGATCTTCTAACTATACCGCTCCAGGTGCTCATAGATTAAAAATTAGCCTTTCCCTAAAAAGATTTTCTTTAAATGAAATAACTGACAAAAACTTTATTCAGATTCTTACTGTATATAAAGGATCTATTCAAAAGAAGGTTTCGCCAACTAACTACAATCTTTTAGAACAAACTCTTGCCAGAAGAACTTTTGATGAAAGTGGAGATTATGTAGTTGATAATTTTTCTGTTGACATCAGAGAGTATGTACAGAAAAATGGAAATAGAGGAGTTTATGCAGAGGATATTTTTGGCAAATTTAATGGACTAACTGCATCAGAAGCTACCAGAAAGATGGTAGCAACTATAGGTCCAGGAAAAGCATATATTAAGGGTTATGAAATTGTTAATAAAGAGACTAAGTATCTTGAGATTAACAAAGCAAGAGAAAGCTTATCAAGTGATAGTATCACACTAAAAACAAAAGGTCTTCCAACTTTTAGTGTAACTAACGTATATGGAAGCATTCCCCTCAACAAAGAGGGTGCTGATTTAACAGCATATCCATATATTTACTTGCATTCAATATTTAATGATGGATCTATTGGTCTAAGTAATACAGAAAAAGATACAGATCATAGACAAACATTAGATAAATACAGAAAAAGATACAGATCATAGACAAACATTAGATAGAAGGGGCCAAGCATTTGGTTTAAATGATGGTATTAAAACAATCACCATCCAAGTAACAAGTACCACAAATCCAATCGGTTCAATTACAGATGGTACGTTTGAAAATCTTCTTGGCACTCTTTACTATATTAAGACCAGAGGAGATGGTGGTGCTCCAACTGCATTAGGCACAGTAAAATCTTTGTCATATGCTACCATCAATAGACCGTTAATTAACGCTACTGAAGCAGTTCAGTTTTTAGAACTAACAATCGTCGGTCCTAAGGATGAGATCGAGCTTGTTATGCGTGAATATGATTTGGGTGACTCTTCATTCCAAAGAAAATTATTTACAAGTACAGCAAATGCTCTAGCGGATGCAAATGAATTTGGATTTATTGTTGATTACAGCGACACTATTACTCCAGTAATTGGAAGAGTTAAGCCAAATAACTTCTATCTCCAAAAGAGAGGATCTGGTTTTAACTCAGATACAGATGTCGTAATTTCGAAGGGAAGACTCGCTGATGGTACTCCTTCATATAATTCAATTTTTGGACTATCATATTTTGATCCAGAATTTTACACTAAGATTATTCTAGAAAATAAACCAGTAGAAACTGGATCATTTGCTCCTGGTAGTTATATTTTTGGATTAGTTAGTGGTGCATACGGTGTCGTAGAAGGTCCAGCATCTGGCGTATATTCAACCAATAATATTCTATTTGTAAAGACACTTTCTGGTAGATTTACAAGCGGTGAAACTATTCGTGATGAATTGGGCAATACAACTAAGATTGCAAAAGATAATACAATATCTCACTTCGTTGTTCAAAATAGGGGACTTGGTTATGCTCAAGGAGCAAAACTTTTAATTAATGGAGTTGAGTACGATCCATCAGTTATCGAACTTTCTAGATCTGGTGATGGTAGAATTTATAGAGCTACAATAAAAAACAGAAATGCATTTAATGTAGAGTATTCACAACCACCAGCTGTTACTGTAGTCAATCCATCTGGATCTGGTGATCCTGCCTCCGCATCCGCAGTTGTTCCAGTTCTATTCAGAAATACTGTTACTACTTACAACCCACAGAATGTAAAGGCAGTAAGTTGTCAGTATGGATCAGGTAATTCTAATACATTTACAGCGGATATTGTTGTAGATAATCAGGAGTTTGCAGAAATTAAATCCGTTACAGAATTTACATTCTTTGGTGCTCAAGGTTATACATTTATTGAATCAACCAGTTTTAACGCAGATGCAACTACCTTACTCCAACAAGGCGATATTATTCAATTCTCAGACTCAGACAATAATCTAGTTAGAGCAATTGTACAATATGCCACTCAAAGAGAAGGTGTTTACAAAACAAGAGTTTACTTAGATACCGCTCTTCCTGGAGATGTTTCTGGAACGAGTATTGTAAGATTGCGTCCGAAGGTTCAAAATGCAAACTCAGGTTCTCTAGTATTCCCTACTGGTAGTAAGCAAATAAAGCAAATATCAGCAGGATCTGAAGATACTAAGATCAAATATTTCTTCAGAAGAGATTTCGTTACTACCGCATCAACTTCAGGTGGTACTATCACATTTGCAGCTCAACTTCCATTTGGAACTCAAAGATTTGTTGCATTCTCCGAAAATAATTATGTCATTACAGTTCTAGATCCAGGAGATGCACCCAATATTGAAAAGGGTGACATTATTTACATCGAAGCAGATGCAATTGTTATTTCTTCTGCAACAGATACAGCGAGTGGATTGACCTCTGGTAGCATCAGTCTTCGCTTGCCTTCCGATTATTTTGGAACTATTCCAAATAATGGAACGTTCCCTAAACTAAAACTGACAGCAACTCTAGAGGTTGTGAATGCAAAACCAAGATTGAAGACTTCGATCAAGAATAAAAGAATCGTAGTATCATCTTCTGGTGATAGAGTTATTCCATTTAGAGGAACTGACTATGATAGCGAGATTGTCGAAATTCTTTCATACTCCGATGCTTACAAACTCAGATATGTTTATGAAGGCACCAGCGCACAACCACCCGAAATTGATAGTGCAGGTAACTTAATTTCTGGAACAGATGTAACCGATAGATTCACCTTTGATAATGGACAGAGAGATACAGTTTATGATATTTCCAGAATTGTTCTAAAACCAGGATACAATCCAACATCTGGACAGTTGGTTATTGCATTTGATTATTTTGAACAGTCACAAGGAGATTTCTGTGTAATTGATAGTTACTTACATGAAGCTGGAGTCACCGAAGATGAGATTCCAACATTTGATTCATCTGTTCATGGAATTGTAAATCTTAAGAATGTGATTGACTTCAGACCAAAAGTTGATAGCAATTCAATTATCGCTGGTTTCCAAAACACATCATCTCTTTCAGTAACAAATGGAAGATTCTCTGGACCAGGGGCAGTTATTGCAAGTTCCCCTGCGTCTGATAGCAATCTTGAATATACCCTTTCATTCAGTCAAGTTCAGTACCTTGATAGAATAGATGGAGTATTCCTTGACAAGAAAGGAGATTTTATTGTTAAGGAAGGAAATTCTTCGCTAAATCCAACAAAGCCAGATCTTATTGATGATGCAATTCCACTATTCTATGTCTATATTCCAGCGTATACATTAAGTAGTAAAGATGTACGAGTAACTCCAGTTGATAATCGTAGATATACGATGAGAGATATTGGTAAACTGGAGAAGCGCATCGAGCGTCTCGAATACTATACAACTCTCAGTATTCTTGAGCAGCAAGCATTAAATATGCAAATTAAAGATGAGGTTGGTTTTGATAGATTCAAGAGTGGATTCTTTGTAGATAACTTTGAAGCTCATAGAATTGGTAATTTATCATCACTAGATTATCAGTGTGCTATTGATACGCAACAATCAGTTCTTCGTCCACAGTCAAAAGAAAATTCATTTACTCTAAAAGAAGTTAACATCAGAGAAGATCAGAGAGTAGTTTCTGGATATAAAAAATCTGGAGATATTGTAACTCTGCCATACACGAGTCTGGAATTACTTGGCAACAATTTTGCTTCAAAAACTTTAAATCCAAATCCATTTGTTGTTCTTCAATATGTTGGCGATGCACAAATATCGCCAAGTATTGATCAGTGGTACGATGATAGTATTGAACCAGTAATTGTTGATACTAATACAGATCTATACAGCATTTTCTTGGCAAAAGAGAACGTAAAAGAAAGTCTATCTAGTTTACATAATTCATTTGTTGTAAACTGGATTGGAGCAAATTCATCTTTTATCACTATCAATTCACTTGGAGAAAATAACACGGAGAAAGCAATTTCTACTGTTGATATTGCATCTGTAGCAAGTTCATCGAACATTAGTCCTCAAAATAATGAGGTCGCAAAAGGAGTTCAGACTAAAACTGTTCGTGGTAATGTTGTTGCCACATCTCTACAGTTTTTTGCAAGGAGTGTTCCTGTTAAGTTTGTTATTAAAAGAATGAAGCCAAACACAAACATTTCCGTATTCCTAGAAGGAAGAAATGTTAATCGTTGGGTTAATCCAGATTTGAGATTTACTGGAATTGCTGGAAATTCTCCATCGGCATTTAATGGTTCTGTAACTACAGATGAAAATGGAAATGCTAGTGGCATCATTTTAGTACCAGCTGGTTTGCCACCAAGAGAAAATGCAATATGGACTGGAGATGTAGATACCGTAGATTATGATACATCAGCAGAAGAAATTAGAGTGACAACAGGCATTCTAACTTTTAGATTTACCTCAAGTTCAACAGACGCCGATAAATTATCTGCAGATACTTATGCAGAAGTAAAATATTACGCAACTGGAACACTTCCAGAAAATCCATCTGGAATAGTATCGACAAAACCAGCATTCTTCAAAGCAAATGAAGGTGTTCAGTTTATTGATAGTAATACAGATAATCCAGTAAGACCAAATCCACTTGCTCAAACATTCAAAATTGAAAATTACGAAGGTGGTTTGTTTGTTACTGGCGTTGATCTTTTCTTCCAGAAGAAGAGCACACAAATTCCAGTTAAAGTATATCTGACTAATATAGATGCAGATAAACCAGGAAAGAATATTATTCCTGGCACAGAAAAAACACTATCACCATTTACTTTACTGAAGTGTTTTACTAACGGAAACGTTAGTGTCACCAAAGGAGAGTATGTTACTGGAGCAAGTTCTGCTGCTAGTGGTCCAATTGAAAAAATTATTGACAAAAATGGAATTGAACTAGTTCCTTCATCTACTGGAAAATATAGCTTAACAAACGAGCAAGTCTATACAGTTGTCTTGTCAAACCACAACGGACGTTCATTTAGAGCAAATGAAGATCTGATAATTCCTTCAGTCAATTCATTTAATGCTCACCTTCCGTTGTTATCAGAGGCATCGGAAATGGCGCTGGAGGATGCGAGTTGCAGACTTTTGTAGAGATAGATACTCCAGCAGTCAGAATGGGCGTGGCGGTTGATATAGAGGGTGTTACGGCATCCACAGTTCCAACACACTTCCCATTTGATCATCCAATCTATCTTCAGAATAACACCGAGTATGCTTTAGCAATAGAAACAGATTCTATTGATTATGAATTGTGGTCTTCAAGACTTGGTGAGATTGATATTGCTACCAGCACAGTAATTACTACACAACCTTCTCTAGGATCTGTTTACAGATCACAGAATGTTGATAACTGGACAGAAGACATCTTTGAAGATCTTAAGTTTAGATTGTATAGAGCAGAATTTGCTATTGACAGAAGTGCAGAACTAGTTCTTAAGAATGAAGGATTGGGTTATGAACTTCTTGATAATAATCCATTTGAAACTAATGCCACGGCAAATACAAATGCTACATCAAAACTTTTCCGCAATAATAATCAAATAATTAAGGTTAACCATAGAGATAATGGTTTTGAAGATTCTGGAGATTCTTATGTATTCTTTAGAAGTGCTAAAGAAACTGGTGGTGTAACATCTGAAGTACTTAACACAAGATTATTCCAAGTAAGTAATGTTGGAATTGATGGATACAACATCACTTCACCAATCAAAGCTTCTGGTAATATTATTGGCGGTGGAAATAAAGTATACGCTTCATATAATAGAAAATTTGAGGCACTATATCCACAAGTTCAATACTTAACATTTACATCAACAAAGATTGATACTTCTGTTAAGACAACTAATATTATTCCAGTAGACTCAAATACAACAAACTACACTTCATATTCACAAACAGAATATGAAAAGACTTTCCTGAATGAACCACATTACTTCTCTAATCAAAAAGTAATTGCTTCTGATATTAATGAGACTTTAAACAATCTAGATAACTCACTATCTTATAAGATGATATTATCTTCATCAGTATCTTACCTATCTCCAGTTGTCGATTTGTCAACTTGTAGTGTAAAAGCGGTTTCCAATAGGATTGAAAATGCTTTCGGTAAAGAAGATAGATTTGGAAGAAGAGATCAAATTGTTACTTTCTATCAGATCTATCAATTTAACCTTGCTGGTGCTGGTGTTGAAATTCAGAATGATCAACCAATCAAAGGTCTTGCATCAAAAGCAGTCGGTGTGATTGCTAGAGTTGAAGGATCGAAAGTATGGGTTCGAGTGAAGACATCCACAACATTCCAAAGAGGGGAAACAGTTTCTCTTGGAGATCAACCAGGATTAACTAGTGTTACGATTAGCACAAATCCATCTCAGGTATTTGTAGAAATTGATGACGCAGCTACAATTGTTGCTAGAAATCCATCAAACATTCTGCAAACATACGATAATATCATTACTGGAAAGTCCGTCATTTGGAACAATAAAACTCAACAGTTGACTCTAAGAGTTGATAGTCAACCAATTGATAATGATTTTTATGGAAGAATTATTGATAGCGAGGCTTTCAATAGAAATGCGGATGTTAATGATCAATTGACAGATATCTTCCGTGTTGGTGATTATGTAAAATACCCAAATCAACCAGATTCTGATGCTTATCTATTAGAGATTGGCAATATTGAATATACAAATGGAATAGATTTTGTTCCAGAAAACACCTCTAAGAATGGATCTGCAATCGCCAAATATATTACAAAGGAGATTGTAATAGGCAATCCAGGTGTTTCAATTGATGTTCATCTTACTGCAAACACTAAAGATATTTCAAATATTGAAGTTCTTTATAAGTTCAAGAAAGCATCAAGTCAGGAAAATCTGGATGATATTGATTGGATATACTTCAATAATAATGGACAACCAGATAGTGCAGAAATTGCTACTCCCGAGAATAGCATTTCCAGTATTGTTGAAAAACAATCTTCATATCAAGACTTGAAGTATAGTGTTTCGGATCTTCCCGAATTTTCATCATTTGCTGTTAAGATTGTTATGAAGTCTGTTGATCCAGCATATGTTCCTAAGATTCAAGATATTCGTGCGGTAGCATCATTCTAATGGATTACGCCAAAGTACAAGGTTACGATAGTTTAATTCGTGATATGCGTACTGGAGCAATCATTAATAATGATGCTTCGGCAATTGAATCTAGACGTAAATCTAAGGTACTGACTACTGTGTTTGATGACATAAATAACTTGAAGGATGAAGTATCTGAAATCAAAGCCTTACTGCGAGAGTTAATCAAAAATGCCAGCAATTCTTAGATTCGTTGCTAAAACAGATACCTTTGAAACTCAAAGGCAAAAAATAAACCAGATCGCCACAGATCTTTTTAATGTTCAAACATCTGTTGGCGAAGGTGCTTTCAGTATGAGTGATGGTTCTGTTCAACAGCCAGCACTATTTTTTACGAATGCAAATGATGTTGGTATTTTCAGAGGATCTGGAAAATCTCTGTATATTGCAGCAGAGGGAAAATCTGTCGCTAGTTTTGATTCAGATCATTTAACTGCTTTACAAGATTTCAGAACTCTAATTTCATCTGTTCCTACTGGAGCTTCTGGTATTACAATCACCAACGGTGGTGCCGAATATAGCTCTGGTGTTTTTAGTTCCATTCCACTATTGGGTGGTTCTGGTACTGGATTAACTGCAAGTTTAACCGTAACCGCAATTGAGGGAGATATTTTAAATGGCGGTGGTGGATATGTTGGCGGATCTTATGTTAGCGTCCCGTTAGCTGGAGGTTCTGGAACGGGTGCTACAGCAGATATCACAGTTTCTCCATTTACTGGTAGTATCCAAAATGGTGGAGTTGGTGGAAATATTGGCGCCAATAATTCACAAATTTTCACAAACGTTTCCTTGACTGGTGGATCAGGAAATGGAATGAGAGCGGATATCACTCTCACTAATGCTGGTGCTAATGTATCTGTAACTGGAGTTACTATTGTAAATCAAGGTTCTGGATATCAAACTGGTGACGTTTTATCAGCAGTTTCAAATACTATTGCTGGCGTTACTGGATTCCAATATGTAATTAATGGCGTTGGAAATGTAAGCCAAATTCAAATATTATTATCAGATGGTGGTTATCAAATTGGAGATATTCTGACCGTAAATAATTCTAGTCTAGGTGGTTCTGGTTCTGGTTTCCAATTTGAAGTAACTGGAGTTGGTATTGTAACCGATGCCTCTGTTACAGATGGTGGAGATGGATATTTAATTGGAGATCAATTAACAGTTAATCCCGTCGAATTAGCGCCATCAGAAATCTGGTATGTTAGAATGTGGATGACTCAATTATTTGAGTTTTCTGGCACATTACCAACCACAGGATTTAATGTTGGTGATACGCTATCATATGCTGGTGAAACCAGAACTATTGTAAAAAGATTTTTAAATGCACAGAATCAAATAACATCTGTTGCGGTTAGAGCTGGAGCTGAAGACGGCAATACAATACAATTTTCTGCTGGTTTATCTGCAAGTGACGGTAATGGAAATAGTGCTGTAGTAGCATCTACTATTGCAAGATTAAATTATTACTTCTCACTAAATCAAGCAGGACCATATGAAAATATAAAAAACTTTACTTTCCAAAAAAATAAGAGATATATTTTCAACCAAGCAAATTCTTCAAATATTTCACACCCAATCAGATTTAGCACAACCCCAGATGGCATCCATACTTTATTAAGCGGTCAGGGTGCTCAAGCTGATTATGGAGATCCATATGAGGGAGATGAAGTAAATTATGAATACACTTCTGTTGATGTATCAATTATCCCAAATGATGATACACCGACTACTTTATATTATTACTGCAGTAATGGCTTCGGAAATCCAGCAAACGAGCATATTGATGAAGGTGGATTTGATAATAGAGAAGGAATTATAACTATCAGCGGAGAAGCAACAGTATCTGGAGATGGTTTAATTGTTACTGTTGGTCAGGTAAATACCCAATCAAATATTGTTCTCAATAAAGATGGAAGTGCTGTTCTGGGAACAACTAACGCTTCTTCATTAAGTTTGATTGGAAATCTTTCTGTTGGAGGATCTCAGTCATTCTTAGGCAATTTATCGGTAGGTTCCAACAAATTTACTGTAAATTCTTCCACTGGAAATACTTTTATTGCAGGATCTTTGACAGTAGATGAAGATTTGTCATTCCTGGCAGATGCCGCACTTGGTTCAACTCTTTACGTTGACTCAGTAAATAATAAAGTATCTGTTAATATTGATCCTCAGGTAACTCCA